GGATGCAACAGATAGAACATATGAAAGTTATGGAGCATAAATGGCTAGTTTAGCAGGAAAAACAATACAAAGCACATACAAAGATTTATTACAAGTATCAAACTCTAATAGTGGAGTAGACGGTTCATTAAAAGTAGTAGAGGATGGAGAAGGAACTTCTTCTGCATTATCAATAAGCACTAGTGGTGTAAAATCATCTGGAACATTAGAAGTTACTGGAGTTAGTACATTATCAAATAATTTAATAGTGAATGGTAATATAGATTTAAGTGGGGATATTGATGTAGATGGAACTTTAGAAGCTGATGCGATTACTGTAAATGGAGCTACATTAACTAGTGTTATACAGGGAACAACAGTAACCAATGCTACTAATGCTACAAATGCAACTACGGCAGCTAATGTTACTACAAATGCTAATCTTACAGGTCATGTTACATCAGTAGGAAATGCAGCGGTATTGGGTTCATTTTCACTTGCACAATTGAATACTGCTTTATCGGATGCTACACTAGGTGGAAGCATTGCAGAGGGTGACATTCCAAATCTTCCAACTAGTAAAATTACATCTGGCACTTTCGCTGATGCGAGGATAGCTGCTAGCAATGTTACCCAACACCAAGCATCCCTTTCAATAGGTGCTAGTCAAGTGGGTAGTGGTACTTTTGCAAATGCAAGAATATCCGCTTCAAATGTGACTCAACACGCAGTTGCTAAAACTGGAGGTACATTTACAGGCAACGTAAGAATAGGAAGTTCTTTTGGTACTGATACAACTCCTTATGATTCTAATAGTGATTCTGCAAATGCTGACTTTCTAACAATAAAAGGAAAATCTTCAACAGACGATAAAGCAATATTAGAATTAGCAAGTGGTAATGTATCAGTGAGTGATATAATTGCAGAAATACATTTTGTAAATAGGTCTTCATTTGCAGACTTTAATCCTAAACAAAGAATAGTAGGTCATTATGGTCAAGGATTACAGATTTATACAAAAAACTCAAATAACGCTGAAGTTTTAGGTTTGCAAGTTAACAACCTTGCTCAAGTAAAATTAGGAGCTTATGGTTCTGGAACTTATACTGGTACTACCTCAAGGTTGTTAGCAGTTAATTCTTCTGGTGATATTATTGAAAAACCCCAACATCTTGAAATTAATCATACTACTTACACACCTACTGGATATTATAAAGTATTACATAGAGGTGAATTTATTCAATGTTTTAATCATAACATTCCAGATGGAGGTGCTACAGGTATTAATAATTGGTATCGTATGCCGTGGAATAGTAGAGATGATACAGGAAGCGAAGGAACTAACGGGTATCATTCTAGTGATGACCCTCAAGGTAGATATAGATTTCTCTGTCCTTATAGTAGTATGCGATTAGTAAGGTTTATTATAAAGCCAACTCAAAACACTTTTAATAGTTACGCAGGAAACCCGACTATAACTGTGCAGTTTAATTACAAGTCACCTATTGATGCAACAACAGGAAGTCCAAACATTACTCAATCTTCTACGTTTACTCTTCAAGCGGGAACAACTGCTCCTACTGGTGTAGGAGAACAACCAGCTTTAGTCTACAATAGAGATATAGACAATAATTCAGAAATGACTGCTTTGCAATCTTTTAATTTAGGATGGGAAATACTTTTAACTTTTAAATTTGATACTCTACTGAGTGGGAATAACAGTTGGCTAGCTACTAGTGTTTGGTCTTGTTCATTTTAGGTTTAAAAATTTAATAATGCTTAATTGCGGTGGTGGTGGAAAATAAAGGAATAAACAATGGGATTATTTGATTACACAACAAAAGAAATATTAAACAAAGTTTTTGTAGGTGAGGCGCCTCATGGACCGGCATTAAATATACAAAGCTCAACTACCCAATCAAGACTAAACGCAGTATTTGATGAACAAAATAGTGCTTTAAGGGTAAATGTGTCTGGGAATACAACTATGCATATGGTTTTTTGTCACAATTTTGGAGATGTATTACAGGCAAATGACAATGTTTACTTGCCGTGGTCTGATAGTACAGAATCGGCTAGTGCTAATACTAAAAATTATTTAATAGCTCCCTATGATATGACATTTGTAAAGGCTCAAGTAATACAAGAAAATATTACTCAAAACCATTCTTTAACACTTGCTATTGGGAAAAGACATAATGCTAGTGATACTGTTTTAGGTACTCAATCACAATCGGTTACCTCTAATGATGATGGAGTTGTATTTACTTATACAGCAGCGGCTATTACAGGAACAAAGACAGTACCGAAAGGGCAATCTTGTTATCTTACTTTAGAAGCGAGTGTAACTGCTCAAGGTGGTACAACAGACCATTATGTTACTTCAGTATGGACAATGGACACATCAACTTAAACAAGGAGAAAACAATGGCTAAAAAAGAAAAAAAGCAAGTCATTACAATAAATGATAAACAATATGACGTAAAAGATTTATCTGAGGAACAACTTATGATGGTAAATCATGTACATGACTTAGATAATAAATTAAGAACTGCTCAATTTAATGTTGACCAAATGCAAGGTGGTCGTAATTATTTTATGAGTTTGTTAGAAAAGACATTAGATGAATAAAACAATAAAGAAACTTAAAAGTGGAGGATTTGAAGTTGTTAGTACGAGTTATGACTTGCCTGTTCGTTATGAATCTAACAGGGTGCAGTCAAGGTTGGAGCGTAGGGGGGATACAGATAACTCCTCAAGACACAGTGGTAAACACAGTATTCATAGAAATAATAGCACACGATAGCGTAGAACATTGGTATGCAAACAAAATATACAATGGTGAAAATTGGTGTCATTTGCATGACGAATGGGAGCATGTTGAGGTTAGATGAGTGGAAAACCTAATACCGCTAGAAGCTATCGCACTACCATTCTTGATGATAACGCCATTGTTAGCATTAATCTCAAGTGGTTGGCTCAGGGACTTGTATTGGTTGCAGGGCTGGTATATGGATACTTACAAATTGAAGGTAGGATTAAGGCGCTTGAGAATAAAGTGGCAACTGCTGATGAACAAATTGAAAATTTACTTAGCAAACATATTGCAGAGGAAAAAATAGAAAGGGAAGAGCTAGCTCAAAAGGTAGCCTTCTATGAAAAGGAATTAAACTTAAACCCATTTAGTTGGGGAAAAAAGAAGCGGAAGTAGTATGGATTTTATAGCATTGTATGGCGAAGCAGGAATGATAGGAGTAGTGGGTGCTATGTTTGTATATTTGGTTGTGTCTATGTCGAATAAATCAGCTAGACAACAAGAAGAATTAGAAGCATTGAAGGTAGAAAACAGAGGTCAATCAGAAACATTAGAAAACATGGAAGGAATGATTATAAAGTTAATTGCTAGATGGAATCAATCTGATGATAAGCTTGACAGAAAGTTTGATGCCCTTACAAAAGAAATAAACGACCTTGATAATCAAGTGTCGAGAATAGATGGTTCATTAAGCAGAATAAATGGTAAGCACTAATGGATAATAAAGATATATATCAAGTATTAGTAAAACATGATGAAAGATTAAAGAATATATATTCTGCATTAGGAAGAATAGAAAAACACTTGGATAAGTTAAATGGAAGAGTTACAAGCAATGAAAAAGAGATTGTTAAGTTTCAAGTATGGGGTGGTGTAGCACTTGTTACTTTTCCAATAATCGTAAACATAATAATGAGGTTAATATAATGTTAATGAAAATGATAGCAGACGAGTTATTGTCTGATAAAACAGGCGATGAGATAATTGATGAAATCAACAAAGCAGTTGATATACCTATCATCTCTGAGAAAACAGAAAAAGCTATTCTTGAAGCACTTTGGAAAGTAATCAAAGGTGTATTACTCAAGAAGATTGGTGTATAATGGCTAAAGGCGTAAAACACTATTTTAAAGATGGTAAGGTACATAAGGGAATGTATCATAAAATGCCTAATGGTCAATTGCATAGTGGTAAAACTCATAGTAAATCTTCTAAAAGATTATTTCACTATGGTGATTTATCAAATAAAGCAAAAGTAAACGCTAAGAAATCTTGGGGTAAATAATGCCAGCAGCTAAAAAAGAAAAAGCATCTCCGAAGAAAGAAGCTAAACAGCCAGAATGGCAACAACATATAGCATATCTTTATGACGAGGTGGAAGAACTAAAAGAAAAACTTGAAAAAGTTTTAGGAAGAATGGGTTTGTAAAATGTCTAAAGGTAAGATGCCAGCAAGAAATAAGAAAAACTTTCGGTCCACTAAATCTGGAGCGGGAATGACTCGTGCTGGTGTGGCTGCTTATAGAAGAATGAATCCCGGTTCTAAATTGAAAACCGCTGTAACAGGAAAGGTAAAGCCTGGTAGTAAGTCTGCAAAAAGAAGAAAGTCTTATTGTAGTAGGTCTGCAGGTCAAATGAGGATGCATGGAATTAATTGTTCCAAGACGCCTAAGAAAAGAATCTGTGCAGCTAGAAGAAGGTGGAAGTGTTAAATGTCTAAGAAAGATGCGTGTTATCACAAAGTAAAAGCAAGATACAAAGTGTGGCCATCAGCTTATGCTTCTGGAGCATTAGTTAAGTGTCGCAAAGTAGGAGCTGCTAATTGGGGTAACTCAAGTAAAAAGAAAAAGAAGTAATGGCCAAAGAAGGATTGAAAAAATGGTTTTCGAGAAATCAAGGCAAAGGCTGGGTTGATTGCAAGACAGGAAAGCCCTGTGGGAGACGTAAAGGTGAGAAGAGAAAGGGTTACCCAGCCTGCAGGCCTACAATGGCACAATGCACATCAGCTATGAAAAAGAAAACTAGTAGTAAAAGGATTAGTTGGAAGTCATGAATAAAGTAATAGGAATGTCTGATGTATCATCTCCAGATACAGGCAGAGGTAGTGTACTTAAAACTGGAGGAAGGAAGAAGTATAATATGAAAGCAATGAAATGCAAAGTAGGTCAAGTCTACGATATGAAACTTAAAAAGTGTGTAACTAAAAAAGCAGACTTAAATAAAGATGGCAAACTATCTGGTTACGAAAGTAAAAGGTCAGCTGCAATTCAAAAATCAATGAAAGGAGGCATGTAATGCCAAGTAAAGCAAAGTGTAAAATGGGATGGAAAAAGATGGGGTATACGAGTATGGCTGATTGTATGAGTTATGGAGATAAGAAAATGGGCAAACCACAACAAGCTGGAACTTCTGCAAAAGCAGAACAGAACATGGTACAGATGGCTAAAGGTAAATCCCAAAATGTTAGAATGAGAAACAAACTCAAAAGACAAGCAATGAGCGGGCCTAAGGGTTACGGTGGGTAAGAAAATAAACATAGACCTTTTCTCTAATGATGTAGGTTTTGGAGATACAGTTAGTAGAGCAATCAAGACTGTTACTAGAGGAAAGATAAAGGAGTGTGGTAAATGCAAAAAGCGTCGAGATATATTGAACAAGATGATTCCGTACAGGAATTCAACGACTCGGAGTTACGAGTAAGAAACGGAGGAGCTATACAAGGCTCCGAAGGTGGTCTTAGGCTAGATGTATTTGACCATGATGCAAACTCTGAAGTAGACTTTAGTGAAGATACTTGCACTCTTTGTGAGTTGCCAGAGCATGCCCAGAATCTAATTATACAAGACATAGAGTACGACCAATCCAATGCCTAAACAATCTCTAGTCATCAATAATTTTCATGGTGGATTAAATGACAATGCTGACCCTAGAGATATTAGAGATGACCAAGCTTCAGATATTCAAGATTTTAAAATATCAAAACTAGGACAGTTAAAACTTTTAGGAACATTTAGTTCTGCAAACTATGGAAACAATACAGAATCATTAGTTAATCGTGGATTATTTGTTGTTGGTTCAGATAGAAAAGTAACTTTTCCTCATGCAGAATCTGAAGAAACTTTAGTATTTGCTTACGATGTTCTTGACAATAAAATAGACATAAAAGATAGCGGTGGTTGGAATCAAAATCAAATAAATTTAAATACAACTCATCCTGTTTTTTATTCTTCTGATGGTGTTGTAAGAATCGGTGATGGTAGTTTTACAAATCAAGGAAGATGGTTTGGATATAAAGAATCAAGTCTTTTTTCTTCTTCTGCACAAGCGGATATATCTTTAAGTGGGTGGATTGAGACTAGTCAATCAATATTAAGTCCTACTGAGGGTATATGTTTAGTTTCAACTCCCCATATTGGAAGTGATACGAATGGAGTTAATTCTCCTAATGCTGAGTATATAGGAAATAGAGTAGATGGAAGCGGTTCCCCTTTTGATGTTGCTGTTGATGAAGCTATAAACTTAAGAGTTGGTTTGCAATTTGCTGTTGATAGAAGTGGCCCTGCCTCTGGTCATATTCTCCAAAGTGGAGTTGCATCTTGTACTGATTCTGGACTTGTTTATTCATTATTTGATGGCAATAATGTTAAAGTAGTAGGAAACGCATCTACTGTAGAAATAAGAAAGAATACTGGTCTTACTTTAACTGAAGATAAAAATATATTGTTTGGATTTTTTCAAAGACAAAGTGAATACGATAAGTTAGAAAGTGTAAAATTTACATATACTGAAAACGCTAGTACAGACACTTTATCTTGGGAGTTTCCAAGAGAGTTAATAAAACCAGAATGTTGGAATGTTCTTTCTATGTCAATGACAAATATTACAGAAGGAGATGCTGATGGAGTAGGATTAGATACTTGGAAGTTTGAGGTCTTTGGAACAGCTAGTTTAGAATATTTTTTTAATGGTATAGTAATAGCAAATAATCCAACTCTGCAAGGTTATCCAGAGGGTATGTATACTTTTCATCATTCGTATTTATATGATGAATCGAAACAAGAATCTATTCCTTTTCAATTTGCAGATACAGATACTAGTTATAATTATAATAAGATTAATATTGTAGGCAATTCTGTTCTTTTTAATTTTGATATTTATTGTTGCCCTTACATTTATAATGTACCAGATAGAATAGATGCTAGTGACCATCAGATAGATGACACTAATCATGGATTGCCAGTAGGCACTCCTGTTTATATTTCTGGAGCAACTAATGCAGTTTGGACTAATGCTAATACTGATTTATTTTTTGTGTCTAGTGAAAGTTATTCTGTTGATTCATTTAGGCTTTCAACAAGCAAAGCAAATGCAATAGCTGGTACAAGTATAAGCATGACTGGTACTGATGATACAAGTGGTGTTCATTATTATACTTATGGAATAGATAGAAGGGTGTCTGGTTCTAGGATATATTACAAAAAGGAAGAGAATGATAATTTCTTTTTAATAGGTGAATTAGATTTTGACAATACAAATACTTTGGCTCAAGGATTTAAATGGTTTCCAGAGAGTTCTACTGCATCATATTCATTTGAAGATACTGGAAATACAGCAGGCCCTATTTTAAATAAAACTGCAATAATTAAATCTATTACTCCAGATTCTGCTAATACTGTAGATACTTTTACATCTATAAATGGATATGGTTCTGGTGTTCGCACAGTAGAAGCTAGATACAAAACAGCAGTTGTTCATGGTAGAAGAGCTTATATAGGCAATATAAAACAAGATGGAGTTATTCATTCTGATAGAATGATAAAAAGTAGAGTCAACAAATTTGATACGTTTCCTTCTAATATTGGAGTAGTAGATGTAGCTATAAGAGATGGTGAAAGCATTGTAAAGTTAGAAGCGTTTGCAGATAGAATATTACAATTCAAACAAAAAAGTTTATACGTTATAAATGTTTCTGAAAATGTAGACTTCTTAGAAGATGTTTATAGAAACAAAGGATGCGAATTTGATTACCATGTATTTAAAACAGACTATGGAGTAACATGGTTTAATAAGTTTGGAGTTTATTTATTTGATGGAAAAACTGTTGCAAACCTTTTAGAAAAAGATGGAGTGCGATTAATAAGTGAATCTTCTTGGGAATCTTTTATAACATCAAATGACCCAGATACTTCAGAATGTCATATGGGTTACATTCCATCAAGAAGACAAATCATAATTAAGAATAGCGATACAAAATGTTTTATTTATGATTTAGTTTTAAGAGCTTGGACAGTAGGTGGTACTGGTACAGTAACTGTTACAGGAGGTTCAAGTGGAATGACTAATTTTGCATTAGATGAAAATCAAAATTTGTTTTATTTGAATGATTTTAATCCAGCCGCTAATCAAGGTGGGCCTGGAGACCCTAATGAAATAAAAAAATGGACTTGGGATAACACATCAGCTCAACAAGTTGGGACTACATATATTAGTAAAGATATTGATTTTGGACATCCTTCAATTAGAAAAAAAGTTTACAGAGTAAGGATTTCATATAAAGGACGTGCTGATAACATACAAGTTAGATACCTTATAAATGGTGATACTGATACATATTATAATTTTTTTGGAACAAATGCTGATGGTACTACAACAGGAGCCTTAGCTGCGGATGCTTCAAAGCCATTGCTTGATAAAAGTGCAGACACATCGCTATGGTGGCATGCTGATTTAAAACCAGCAACGTCTTCTGTAGCAAATAATATTTATAGTTTTAAACTTGCTATAACATTTCAAGGAGGACTTGCGGTAGGTTCTACTTTTGCAATCAATGATATAACTTTTATATATAGATTAAAGAATGTTAAGTAATGCCATTAACTAGAGAAGAAAGAAAACTACTACACCAAAAAAGTAAACAACCTACATTCGGTTCTGGTAAACCAGATAAAACTTTTGGAGAAGAAGGAGATGTAGCATACAGAAAAGTATCGGATTCTGGAACTGTTCAATATATAAAACAAGATGGTGATTGGGTAGCCTTGTCTTCTTCTGGGGATAAACCAGAATCAAGAACTCAGACAGTAACTAGAACTATAATATCTGGAGGTGGCGGAGGAGGAGTTACAAATCATGGAAACCTCAATGGACTATCAGATGATGACCATTCTCAATATGTTCTTGTAAATGGAACTAGAGCATTTGGTGGCAACTGGACAAACGCAGGTCATACAATTGCAGACTTAGGAACAGTAAATGATGCTAACATAACAATTGGTTCTGGTAAAACATTAGATGTAAGTGCTGGAACATTAACATTAGGTGCTAACCAAATAAGTGGAGATAGTATTAATAATGGTACTATTGATTCAATTACTATTGACCAATTAGCAGGGCCATTAGATGCTAATAGTCAAGCTATAACAAATATAAATGTAGATAGTGGAGCAATTGACGGAGTTACTATAGGAGCTAACTCAGCTAATACTGGAGTCTTTACAACTTTAACTGCTACAACTTTAGGAGGTGCTTTAAATGTTAATAATGAAAACCTTACTAATGTAGATATTGATAGCGGTACTATTGATAATACTGATATAACAGTTGGAGCTGGTAAAACTCTAAACGTAAGCGCAGGTACTTTTACTACATCAGCAGCTCAAAACAAAGTTATAATAGAAGGAGCGGCTTCTAATTTAGATATAGGAAATTTTAATTTTACAGCAGGCACTCTTATTGCAGATGACCTTACTGCTGGAAGAGTTGTCTTTTCAACAGGTTCTGGACAACTTACAGATGATAGTGATTTTACATTTGCTACGGATACTCTGACAGTTACCAAAATAGGAGCATTTGAATTAACAGGTAAGATTACCGCTGGTTCTTCTGAAATAGAAGGTAGTGCATTTGATATTAACGGAGGAACAGTTGATGGTATAACATCTTTAACTGTTGCGAATGATGTAGATATAGGTAATTTTAAACTTACTTCAAAAGCATTAGAAGCTTCTGATTTAACTGATACTAGAGTTACATTCGCAGGAGCAAATGGATTATTAACAGATAGTGCTAATTTAACATTTGTTACTGATACATTAACATCAACAAAGATAGCAGCTTATACACTAACAGGAAAACTAACTGGAGGTGCTAGTGAGATAGAAGGTTCAAACTTTGATATTAATGGAGGCGAAATAGATGCAGTAA